GCGTGTTTTGGACTCGCCTAGAGTCTTGGTCTAGTCCTGGAGTACCTGACTTGCATGGCATATTGGATGGTCATGCTTTTTGGCTTGAGCTTAAAGTTCATAGGTTAAACTCGTTAAATAAAATTGCTCTTCGTCCTCACCAAATTGCTTGGCAGATAAGATATAGCGGATATTCTGGAAACGTCTGGAACTTGGTTAGTCATCCTTCGTCCCGAACTATAAATATATTTCACGGTGCGAGAGCCATGGATATTGCAACAACGACGATAAAAGATGATCCCTTGATACCTGACTGGAGTTCGGGATCGCCTTACGATTGGACGGGGGCTATCAATCATATTCTATCATCTTCTCGTCCCATCATAAAGGAGGAAGATCTCTAGTTTCGTCATCAATCTTCCTCAGTCAAACTTAAATTATCAATCATCCTCAATCATTTTCCGTTGACGATGATTGATGATGACAGGGATATTTTAAGATAATTATTGACTTGTCAATAAAAATCATACGTGCTACTCTTACATCATAAGCAATGGTGCTTATGGACATGTCGTAGAAAGGACATATCATGACTGCTAAAACTGTTAAAAAATCTACTGCTAAAACTGTCGTTAAATCAGCTGAGCTGGTGGTTACTGACCGCGAGCTAGACTATACTGAGATTTGGGCATTTGTCCAACAACACGCTGGTGGCAATGAGGCTAACGTCAAAATTGTGCCTCTTGACAATGTTGACTTGGCAAGCGCAACGCCTGTCCCGTTTGGCTATGGCGGCAAGACGGGAGGCGTCAGGCAACGCATCCAAGATTGGATGCTTAAAGGTGTTGACGGTGACCTGTCCCTTAAAGCGGTTCTCAATAAAGCTGCACCATTAGGACACTCTCGTAAAAAGCCTGTCTGCTTACATGCTTTGATGCACGGAGGATACAGCCCGTCCAGTAAATACTGGATGACACCATTCGTCAAACTTGTAGTCCAAGGCTAATATAGAGGGGGACGTCGCAAGGCGTCCCCTTTTACCGAGGACCCTTGCCTGAGGAAGAGGGATGATGATTCCCTTCCTAGACGAAGACTGATATGTATAGGCATTAGTCTATACATATCATATCATTATCAATCTTCCTCTAACAAGTTTGAAGATTATAGAGGATTTAATACTTCAGAAACAGAGTTATCAAAAAAAGTCTCTTGTTGCAGTTTGCAAAAAAACAAACAGCAAAGGGTTAAAAATGTGGTTGTTAATTTTTGCACTAATAGTGTTGGGTTTTTATGCCCTAATAAAAAAGTAAAAATAAGTAAAAATAAGTATTGTGCGCAGCGTTAATATGTGCATAATAAAAATTGTAAGCAATAACGCTTACAGGCATTTAAACGCATAGGAGGTAAAAATGCCAAATACTAAAAAGGGTGCAGCTACCCAAAAAGCTACTACTACTACCGCCACTGCTAATGTTGCTACTTTGCAGCATACAGGTAATGAGCTAACGTATTTTGACATATGGCAGTTTGTACAGCAACACGCTGGCGGCAACTTACATAATGTGCAAGTTGTGCCGCTAGGCAATGTACAACTTGACCAGCCGCAGCCAGTGCCATTTGGCTTTAATGGCAAAGCTGGCGGGGTACGTGCCACTATACAAGGTTGGTTATTGCGCGGTGTAAATGGTAGCAATAGCCTTGCCGCAATACTGGCGGCAGCCAAGCCACTAGGCCACAGCAGCAAAAAGCCAATTTGCTTGTTGGCTTTGTTAAACGGCGGCTATAGCCCCAGCAGCAGCACATGGGGTACAGGCTACGTTAAGTTGGTAGTGCAGCCCCAACCTACCCAATAACACCAGCGCAGGGGGGTTACGGGTCCCCCAGCCACCAACACCGCCCAGCTTGGGCGGTGTTTTTTTGTACCCCCGCGAGACCGTCCCCTTGGCTATAGCTTGGTCTGTAGCCATGTTTTGGACATATCGTGTGGTAACAAAAAAGTTTCAGGATATTGACTTTACTCGATCAAAAGCCGAGACCGCCACCCCCCTCATACTGTAGAATCGTCATAGGTTCATTGCCCTAGAAAAATTTTCGATATATTTATAATATATCCGCATTATTGAGGAACCATGGATAATGGATGTTCAATTAGTACCTGAAGAACAATTAAAAAAGTATGCCCATTTATTAGAGCGAGCTGCGGAGATAAACCAAGCAGAGGCCAGCCAACAAGATTTTATGGAGTATACTAAAACGGTTTGGCCTGAATTTATAAATGGACGCCACCATAAAATTATGGCTGAGAAGTTTAACCGTATAGCTAATGGTGATTTAAAACGGTTAATAGTAAATATGCCACCGCGCCATACAAAAAGTGAGTTTGGCAGTTATTTATTACCTAGTTGGTTGATGGGTAAAAACCCACGATTAAAGATAATGCAGACAACACATACGGCTGAGTTAGCTTTTAGATTTGGCCGAAAGGTGCGTAATTTAATGAACTCTGCAGAATATACTAGGGTTTTCCCTGGAGTAGAATTACGTGCGGATAGCCAAGCAGCGGGACGTTGGGAGACAAGTAAAGGTGGAGAATATTTTGCGGCTGGTGTTGGTGGTGCGGTTACAGGCCGTGGTGCAGATTTATTGATTATTGATGACCCGCACAGTGAACAAGATGCACTTAGCCCTACAGCATTAGAACATGCTTATGAGTGGTATACATCTGGTCCGCGCCAGCGTTTACAACCAGGAGGTGCGATAGTTATTATTATGACTCGCTGGGCAGATAATGATTTAACAGGTAAATTATTAAAACAGCAGGGCAGAGATATATTAGCAGATAAATGGGAAGTAGTTGAGTTTCCGGCATTAATGCCAGAGAGTGAAGAACCCCTTTGGCCTGAGTTTTGGAAAAAAGAAGATTTATTAAGTGTTAAAGGTAGTTTGTCAGTTGGTAAGTGGGAAGCGCAATGGCAGCAAAACCCTACTGGCGATATGGCAGCTATACTTAAACGTGAGTGGTGGAATATGTGGGAGAAAGATGATATACCACCATTAGAGTATGTAATGCAGTCTTATGATACTGCGTATAGTAAAAAGGAAACATCGGATTTTAGTGCTATAACTACATGGGGTGTTTTTTATCCTAAAGAGGGAGGACCACCAAACATTATTCTATGTGATGCTAAACGTGGCAGATGGGACTTCCCTGATTTGCGGCGGCGAGCACTTGAGGAGTATAAATACTGGGAACCAGAATGTGTACTTATAGAGGCAAAAGCCAGTGGTATGCCGCTAACACAAGAGTTGAGAAATATGGGTATACCAGTGATGAATTATACACCTAGTAGGGGTAATGATAAATTCACAAGAGTAAACTCTATTGCGCCGTTGTTTGAAAGTGGTTTAGTATGGTCGCCAGATACGCGCTGGGCAGAAGAAGTTATTGAAGAATGTGCAGCGTTTCCCGCAGGGGAGCATGATGATTATGTTGATACAGTTACCCAAGCTCTTCGTAGATTTAGGGAAGGCGGCTTTATACAACATCCCGAAGATTATGAGGAAGAAGAATCTGTCCCTGTACAAAGGATATATTACTAATGGCAATTAACCCCCGTCCAAGCAATATTGACCGCAGTTTATTACAAGCACCTAATGATACATTTAGTGCATTAGAAGATAATTTAGTTGAACAAGAATTAGAAATAATTACAGAAGAAGAAACAGAAGATGGCGGTGCAGAGGTTATTTTTGGCGAAGATGACCAGCCATTAGGGGAAGAGCCAGCTAACTTTTACGATAATTTAGCAGAATTTTTAAGTGATGATACATTAGGTAAAATAGCTACTTATGTATCTGAGAGTGTTGATGATGATAAAACTAGCCGCGATGAGTGGGTAGAAACTTATACAAAAGGTTTAGAACTGCTCGGTTTAAAGTATGAAACTCGCACAGAACCTTTTGATGGTGCTACAGGTGTAATACACCCGATACTAAATGAAGCTGTAACGCAGTTTCAAGCTGGTGCATATAAAGAGATGTTACCTAGCAGTGGTCCAGTAAAAAGTAATATTATTGGTGAAGCTACTCCAGAAGTAGAAGCACAGGCAAAACGTGTGCAAGATTACATGAATTATCAAATTATGTATGAAATGGAAGAGTATGAGCCAGAATATGACCAGATGTTATATTACCTTGGACTTTCTGGTAGTGCTTTTAAAAAGGTTTATCGTGATGATGTGCTTGGCAGACCAGTAAGTAAGTTTGTACCAGCCGAAGATGTAGTCGCACCGTATACTGCAACTGATTTAGCATCAGCAGAACGGATAACCCATATCATAAAAATGTCAAAAAATGAGTTACGTAAGTTACAAGTGACTGGTTTTTATCGTGATATGGATATACCAAAAGGTGAAAATACAGAATCAGATGATGTAAAAGAGGCTTATAACGAAATTGAAGGCAGGGAACCTGCTGGAGATAGTGAAGAAGTCATTTTATATGAGTGCCATTGTTATTTAGATCTGGAAGAATACCCAGATAAAGACCAAAATGATGAAAAAACAGGTATAAAACTACCTTATATTGCTACAATTAGTGCAGATAATGATGAAGTATTATCTGTAAGGCGAAATTATGGTCAAAATGACCCTATGAAAAAGAAAATACCGCATTTTGTGCAATATAAATTTACTCCAGGACTCGGTTTTTACGGTTTTGGCTTAATTCATCTGCTTGGTAATTTATCGCGCACAGCTACAGCAAATTTACGCCAATTAATTGATTCTGGCACACTGAGTAATATGCCAGCAGGGTTTAAAGCTCGCGGTTTACGCATTGCAGATGAACAAACACCATTACATCCAGGAGAATTTAGGGATATTGATATCCCTGGAGGTGATATACGTACGAGTTTGATGTCTTTACCGTATAAAGAACCTTCTGGCACACTCTTTCAGTTGATGGGTTTTGTTATTGAATCAGCTCAACGGTTTATTGGCACAACTGATATTGGTGTAGGTGATGGCAGACAAGAGATGCCAGTTGGTACTACAATAGCTTTACTAGAACGTGGAGCTAAAATTATCAGTGCTGTACATAAACGGTTACATACGAGTTTAAAACAAGAACTTAAAATGTTGGCACGGCTTTTTGCTGAAGACCCAACACCTTATCCATACGATGTTAAAGCAGATGCACAAATAAAAATATCTGATTTTGATGCTAGGATAGATATTATCCCTGTTAGTGATCCTAATATTTTTAGTATGTCACAAAGGGTAGTATTAGCTCAAGAACAATTAAAATTAGCGCAAGCTGCACCAGAGATGCACAATTTACGTGAGGCTTACCGCAGAGTTTATGAAGCATTAGGTGTAGATAATATTGAGCAAGTATTAAAACCTGAGCCACAACCACAGCCGATGGATCCAGCAACAGAGAATCAGTTATCTAGTCAAGCGGCTGGTGGACAAGCTAAAATGCAAGCATTCCCAGACCAAGATCATGATGCTCATATTTCTGTTCATTTAGCGTATATGCAAAGTAGAGTAGCGCAAATGCAGCCGCCTGTATTACTTACTTTAGAAAAACATATTTATGAGCATATTGGTATGAAAGCGATGGTGCAGTTCCAGCAGATGATGCAGCAGGATCCAAATATGCAACAATTACCACCTCAAGCACAGGCAGCTCAAGTAGCTACAATACAGGCACAATTAATGGCAGAGTTCCAACAGAAGCAACCGCCAGCACCGCCAAGTGACCCACTTGTAGAAATTAAGAAACAAGAGCTTGCGTTACGTGAAAAAGAAGTAAATATGGATCAACAGTTAGACCAACAAAAATTACAGATTGATTCACAAGCTAAACAAGAGAATGCGAATATCGCACGTGAGCGTATAGCTTCTACTGAAGATATAGCTAATATGAGAGCGCAGATTGCTTTACAAAGACAACAGCAAAATAGAGGTGGGTAATGGCTAGGGGTTTTGGGGGAGAAGACGAAGCGGGAAGAGCTAACGATCCCTCTGGTCCTGGCACAGGTATTGGCAGGTCGGAAGACCTTGATGCTGCTCAAGCTGATAGAGATAAACAAGCTGATCGTGAACGTGATAGAGATAGAGATGCACAAGAACAAGAAGTTTTAGCAAATGTAGAAAAAGCAGCTCAAGCTGCCATAAATGCAGGTATTAATCCATTTTCTGATACTTTTAAAAATGTTCTAGCTGCTAATATGATGAGGGGCAAATTTGGTAATGTTTCAGGTTTGTTCGGAACAAAATTTGGTGATGGTGACGCAGATGACAAGAGAGGTAAAACAAAAGGTGGTATAACTCAAACTGATGAAGTTAAAGGTTTTATTGCTAAGTATGCTCCCACTACTGGCGATAAAATAAAATCAGCATTAGGTCTTACCGATATAAAAGCAACTTTAACTCCAGGACAAAAAACACCTTTTGGTGCGCTTCCAGGAATTTTAAGTCTTTATGATGTTCCTGGGAAAGTTGCATTCGGATTAGGTAATCAGCTTTTAGGGTTTTTAGGTATAGGGGTAAATCCAGTTACACAGGCTATAAACGAGCAAATAGCAGCTTCTAATAAAGCTTTGGCAGCACAAAAAGGTAAAGCTCCACAGAGTATTGATATCCAAAAATACACAAACCCTACCCCTAGACCAGATAACCCTATCAGGGCTACAACTCCAGCAGGACAATTTTTACAAGATCAATTTATGCAAAAGCAAAGCAAGCCTAGTACTGGGTTGCCTTCAAATACTGTGCAGACAGCAGGGTTATTTGATACTTTGAAAAGCACAATAGATGGGGTTAAAAGTATTCCTGGAGGATACCAAATAGGCGATACACAGTATACAGGGACATATTCAAAAAACCCTTCAGCTAGAACATTTTCAAAAACAGAAGAAGAATATGTAGCCCCAT